GGTTTATGGACGTTGTTGTGCCATTAACCGTAAGATCACCAGTAACCGTTAGATTATCATTGACAGTAACTTCGGAAGTGGTGTGTCCAATTGATATGGCTATGCCGCTGGACTGGTCAGCTATTTTTAAGGCGCCTTTGGAGTTAGTAATATAAGCATTTGTATCATCATGATACATCGTCATATCACTATCAGAACCAAACTCAATCTTGTCACTATCTGGCATAATCAAATCGCCAGAGCTATCTGCGGTAAGAAACTTGGAGGCTTGTGATAAACCTAGAGTTACAATCCCGAGGCTTTGTGGTGAATATGTCATTTTTTACTCCAATTTTAGGTGGATTGTATTATATTATACACAGATTAAATAATGAACCAATTACTATTGTCCGACATTAAAGTGATAGATTCATTCTGATGGTACAGGATTATAGAAGTAGCTCCATCTATTGTCTCACTAGATGTTCTAAGAATATTTACAGCATTGCCACTACTGTCAGTCTTCTTGATTATTAACTTCCTTCCCCCGTTTGAGCTAGCTGCATATAGGGTTACATCCACCTCTCCACTAGAGGCATTTACAAAAACAACCTCGTTAGAGGTTGTCACAGTTGTATCTCCAGTAATGGTCGCATAGGGGATTGCCCTATGAGAAAGATTCCCGTTACTGTCTAGATAGACCGCCTTTCCAGCGGGGTATGTTCCGAAAACAGTGTGCGTACCGGAACTAAGACTTATAGCGTTGTCGCTATTGGTGCTGGAAATAACGGTGGTGCGGGCAAGGGTGTCTGGAGAAGCATCGGTAATAGTACCTATGCCCACCTCCCAAGCCGTGCCGCCAGAGTCTTGAATAGCGTAAAATGTTGTGTTGCCATTGCCCACACCGGCAACAAACGTTTGGAAGCCTTCCACTGCACCGGCAAGATTAATTGTGCCTGTGCCTGTGGTAGTACTCGTTTCTTTTACTCTATCTGCTAAGGCTAGAGCCATTTTAGCCTCCTGTTAGGAAATAGAGTTTACGTAAACGAAATATCCAGATCGCCAACGTTAAACTTGAATAAGTCGCCGCTCTTGACATCTCTGGGAGTTGTTAAGGCTCCATGTAGTAGAAGGTTTCCACCTCCAGAAGCATCCACAACGAATACGCCGGATACCATTCCCCAATCTCCGGTAGCTGTATTAAAACTAATGGCTCCAGCATTTTGTGTAGCGCCAGCAGTTGACGGAGCATCCCAGTTTGAGTTATTCTGTGTTACACCGACTCTAGAGTAACTCAGGGCAGTATCACCAGCAGCACCCAACTCTTTTGGGCCAATGGTGGTTCCGGTTAGAGCCTCTACCTTGCTGGCTTCATAATACCTAATTAATCCAACGTAAATTGCAGAGGGTTTCGAAAAAGTGTCTGCCCTAAATAAGTGATTTATTAACGCTGCTTCCAAATAGTCGCTCATAGCGTCTGACATAATTATATTCTCCCGTTAGAAGCTTGCTAGTTCCGCTCTTTTCCAAGTGTCCGTTGCCACACAGATGTATAAAAAATATACTCCTTCTGTAGCGGCAAAATTTATCTGCCCAGCACTGCACGTGGCTGAAGCGCTTGAAGGAGCAGAATCATCCCAAAAGATAACAGAATCAGTAGTATCAACAAAACCTGTCCTCAAATCTTCTGGGCTAATTTCTCCTGATACATTATCAGGGAGCAAAGAATTTATGACGTTATTGATTAAATCTGTTTTGGTTCTTTGAGTCATATATCTTCTCTATTTTTACACCTGTCCATTGTATTATACACCATATAGCAAAAAACCGCCCCCAAAAAATTGAGGGCGGTCCTTGCGGGAAAAAGCCAGAATCGACTTTAGAAAGAACCGAGAAGGATTCTTCTGTTGTCGAGGACAGCAAAGCCTAGTTCGGCCCAGCCGTAGAAACCGGCTCTCTGGTGACGATGAAGAGTGTCATCTTCAAAGATCTGGACTTCCTGCTTAACAGGCATGATAAAGCTATCATTCTTGTCCAAGTCAAGGCCAACAATTAGCTCAGGGTCTGTGCCCTGTAGTGAGCCAGCGAGTTGGTCTGTGAAGAATACTTGATACTCTTGTCCCTCACCAAGCTCATCCATGTCATGAAGATTGACACCGAATACGCGGGTGATAATGGAAGCGTCGTCGCCAGCCATGTAGATCTCTCTACGGGTGACTTCGTCTACCTGATCGATACCCCAGTTACGGATATCTTCCAGAGCTTCTGGACTTAGGTAGATGTCAGAAAGTCTTCCACGTCGGACAGAACCGGTGTTTCCACCACCATTACGACGCATGACAGTCTTCATAAGAGAAACGAGTCTCTTTGTAAACTGACCATCTGCGGCATCGCCATCATACACCAAGATGTTGCGATCAACACCAGCGGCGAGTAGCGTGTGCCAGCCATCATCGTTCATCTTCTTGACGAATCCAGCTTCTAGCACTTGCATGGCGCGACCAACAACGTCCCAACGAGCTTCTCTTGCATAACGCAGGAGATAGTCGATTGAACTCGCAACCGTATAGGTCGGGACCATTACATAGTCGCCTTCCACGGCGCGTTCTGGGATGCGACCATGACCGGGGTTAGTATAAGCAACGTGCTCATTCTCTTCACCCGGAGCAAGAAGGTCTAGGGGAAATTCTACAGAAGAACCGGGTTCCATAGGCATTCTCTCAAAGATGCCATCAAGAACGTCGCCAATCAGAACACCCTGACGGAGAGGGCTTTCCAGAGCGACTGCCAATTCGTTCTGAGCTTCAAGAGCTTCTAACTTATTATTGCTACCAGATCTTTTTAGAAGTTCAATGAACTGCTGGTCTGGTCTAGTCATTCTACTCATCTATAGTCTCCTTTTCTTTTTAGTCTGGATTACGCGCCAGAGAAGGCGGATGTATCACCGTGGTTGGGAAGGTTAATAGCCACCTTGACGTAGCCGTCTTCGTCAGCCTTAGAAAGAAATCTTCCAACAACTAGACGTTCTCTCTCGTCGTCTGCACTGGGAGCCTTCGCGGTAAGGTTACCGGCAGTACCAGAGCTAGCATAGGCAGTCTGACCGGCAGTAATGCCAGTAGCGCTGTCTACACTATTAGTCACAACCCACCCCTTACGGAGAAGTGTAACCTTACCACCCTTCTGTACCTCATCCTTATGCCAGTTAATGTGCTGGCGGGTGAGATCAAGGTTTACAACGTCGTTGAGTAAAAGACCAACCGGAACAGCTTCGGCGTAGTTGCCGTAAGTGGCCGTTTGATACTTCACCTTCGCGGCGGCGTGATCCATAGCAGCGCCAGAACCAACTGTATCTAGAACTACAATGCCACCTCTGGTGGCTGTGCCTGCGTTGTAAAAGAAACTAATGTCAGTTTCGAGTTCATGTCTGTCAGCTTTTAAAGCCATGTCTATTTTCTCCTTTTAAAGCAAAATATTTTTACTTGAAATTACTCGTTCAAACCTGCTGTAGTATGAAGCACGTTGTTTGCGAGCCATTGACTGGCGGAAGTTCTGGCGTCATCTAGGCCATCATCACCAGCGTCCACCATAGTAACCTCTTCTTCTTCCTGAACACCATCAAGATCTTCGGCATCGGCAGTAGTCTCGTCTTGATCTACATCGGCTTCGATCTCTTCTACAACCTCTGCTTCGACTTCTGTAGTCTCTTCAGAGACTTCTTCCGTCTCATCAGATTGAGTCTTTGAAAGAAGAGCAACGATTTCATCGAATACCGAATCTTCGGTATCTGCAAATTTTGCGAGAGTTTCTTCAATGGTCTCTTCGCTAACGCCAGCCTCAACTAGGGCAGACTTGCGAGCCATGAGCTTTACTTCGCACTCATGGGCTTCAATCTTAGACAAGGCTTCGGAAAGCTTCTCATCTTTTTCCACTAGCTTCTCTTCTAGTCCAGCCAAAAGAGTTTCTTGCTCACTAATCTTAGTGTCTCTTTCGGCAATCGCTTCGTCTTTCTCAGAAATCTGAGCTTCAAAAGCATCAACCTTTAGTTGAATTTCTTCTGTTTTCTTTAGTTCCATTTCGGCCTTTAGATTTTCGGCGTCTTCCTTAGCCTGCTTTAGTTCAGACTGAAGGAGATCGACCTTGCCTTGTAGGGTATCTTCATTAGCCATTGCGACATTCTCCCTTATATTGAAATCAGTTATAGAATATGCTTTACTACCATGAAAAGGATCATTTTTAAGGATGACACTCTTAGGATTAGCCGGATTGTTGACCAGCCCCTTGCCAGAAAAGGCAATGTTTCTTAAAAGTCTTCCTAGCTTATATCCTTCAAACTCTCCACCGCCACCATAAGCCCTAAGATGCTTAGTCAGAAATGCTGAATCCTCATTTCTGGCAATAATTTTGTGATCTCCATTTGGAGCCACAGCAGCGTAATCAAAACCTCTAAACAAGCATTCCATGCTAACAAACCACTTGCCCTGCTGGATCTCTTCAATAATAGCTTCCATTCTCTCCTGACGTTCAGGATCGCTCCAGCTATTATACAGGACAGCGCTTGTGATAATGTCAAAGTTTTCCGGCAGATCCTCAAATTTCGTTTCGTCTGAAATTTCGGCACCGGACATGTCAACAACCATGTTGTCGGTTATATGACCAATGATATCACTTTCATCATGCATGAAATTAAACTGCTTGTCTTCCGGTGTCTTTCTAGCGGCCCAAGACTCTCTGATGTCAAAAACATCATCGTTCTTGTTCCATCCGCTAGATACCAAAACCGAAGTGAGATAATATAGATCGAATTGGTTGGGGTTACTCTTGCCACCCTTAACCAGAGTCAAAGACTTCGCCTTCTCCTGTTCTTCCGTAGTGGGAGAATGGGGTACGGCTAAAGAAGAATATGCAATACTAGAGTTGGATTCTACCGCAGAAGCCAACCCCGCATCTATTTCTGCTTTGAAAATTTCTATATTCATGTTTTACCTCATAAAAGTATACACCATAAAGAAAAATAAATCAAAAAAATGTTACCTCCTATGGTGTAACGAGTAAGCAGAAGCTTGAATTTGTCTTAATTCCTCGATACTTGGGTTTTTCTTATTTGAATCCACGAAACTTTTTTTCAAAGATTCGATCTCTAACTTAATATCGGAATGTGTTACCGCTTTGGCATCCAAGATTTTTTGTACCATTTCTGGTGTTATGGATGAGTATGGTTCTAGGCAGGACAACACTGAAAGTTTAACATCTTCCAACTGAATGCTTTCCTCTTTGGTGAGACCTCTGAGATTCTTTTTACCATAATGGTCTAGAAGGGCTGGATTTAGAATTTCAGATATTGTCTTCTGAGCCTCTACAGCCCAAAGCATCGTGCTAATAAAGTCGGAATCAGCAGCCACGCGAGGCTTCACAACCTTCTGCTTTCTCTTTTCTTTATCCCTAGAATTTTTAGGTCTGCCGTCTTCTGGCCTACCCTTGGGCTGAAATTTTTGCTGCTGTTCAAATTTCTTCTGTTCTCTCTGTTCTCTCTTGTCTTCTTGCTCGTCTCTTTTCTTTTCGATTTTCAAGTCGTCCCGCCTGTCACTCGGTTTTGTGAAGGGGTGATCGCCAGTATCATCACAGGGAATAAGCCCGACATCCTCCGGTCCAAGCAAATCCTTTTGAAGTGCAATCTTCTCAAGATCGTGTCTTCTTTCGGGGTTGTGGTAGGGACCGGCTTTCTGAGGAGAACCCTCATTGTTACGCTCTCTAGATTCTCTCTTTATTCTGATTCTTTCGATTTCTGGAATTTCTCCGAATCTTTCTTGCACGGTTTCGCCACTGATAAGATCTCTATCAACCAACTGAATTAAGAGATTCTTTTCTGCGGCTTCATCTGATAGAACCATCTGATCAAAATGAACCCTAGCAGGAAACCTAAATCCCATTGCCTTCTGGATGATCTCGATTTCATCTTTCCAGAAATTAATCAGGGTATTTCTTCCGTACTCTAGTCTTTCAACCAGAACCTTTAAAGAAATGAAGTTGTTTGTAAAACCTCCACCCTGACCACTACCTAAGCCAGTAAGAGTGGGAGGAACTCCTAGACCGGCATATATATTCGTTAATACCGGTTGATATTTTTCAGACCCAAGAAATCTATAAACCTGAGTACTGGACTCCTTAAAATCTATCTCTGGCCCCCATACCAGATCCATCGTTCCGCCGCCAACGTTACTGGCTAGGATATCTCTCAGTTTGTTGATGGCTCCCTTTGTCGGCAAAATTTTATTATCAAGATCGCCAATTGTCCAAAGCCTTATGTTTGAAATGGCCCCATCTAGAGCGGAGATATCAGCAAGCTTCATCTTCTCAAGCATTAAGATGTCATCTAATATAGCATAGATCATGGGGTTCGCCCACATTCTCCAGTCATCTTTCTTGTAGTAATAAACAGAAAGCTTGTCTGGATCTATAGGCAGAATATTTTTACCATCCTTTATGGCATTGAGCAAATCTTTTGGAAGTTGCGCAATAAGCTCCTTACGATTGGCGTCCTTTGAATTGGAGGCGCTAGCAATGTGTCTTCTCAGGGAATTAGAAATCTTCAGTGCGAATTGCGGCTTTCCAGCAAACAAGGCCAACTCCGCTCCGATAAGTTCCAACGAAAGAGGATTTAGAAAATCGTACTTCCAAGGTATCTCTCGTCTGGAGACGGGCAAATCTTCGGGTACAATGTCGGCTGCGCCAATTGACTTTAGATCTCGCTCAACTTTTTTGTTAACCTTTGCGTTTCTCTTTTTTACGACGACATTGCCACATCTATAGAAAAGGTTAAGGAATCTTTCTGATCTTTCCTTGCCACTACATCTCTCGAACCACCTGCGATAAAATTGTTCTATACGTTTATTAGGATGTACTAACGTGATGCCTTGACAAGCAAAATCGCCCATTAGATCAATCACGTTTCTGACAATGCCAACTCTGTCATAAGCCGCCATACACATCCGTATAGCTTCTTTCTGTCTGGCAGGCACAGATTCTTCGTCACGAAATCTATTATAGTCATCTCTTACGTAGCTTGTGCGAACCGACCTATTTGGCTCAATATCTATAAAAG